CCAAATGTATTATTTAATGAAACTGTTTTACCAAAAAAAGTAACCTTGTAAACACTTGGCTTATTGTTCTTCATCTTAACTTCTTGAAGTTGTATTTTACCACTTTTAAAAGGTTGATAATTTAGTTCTATAATTGCTTCACTTTGTATGTTGCTATCAAATCCATCTATGTCAGGATTGTACCAATGTTGAAATAGTTTATTATTAATTTGTGATGCTGGTAAACTAAACGTCTGTGAAAAATCTGTAAACAC